AGAAATTGTTGAGCAAGAAGAAGTAGAAGAAGTTATAGAACAAGAACCTATGCCAGCAGTAGACCCAATGACAGGGCAACCGATGATGGATGAGATGGGTATGCCAATGATGATGGAGACACCTCCAATCATTAACCTTTACTACAATGTAAAATGCAAACGCACAAAAGACTCATCTAAAGTTAAAATAGAGTCAGTTGCTCCAGAAGAATTTTTAATAGACAAAAGTGCTATTAATATTGAGGATGCTGATTTTGTAGCAGAAAGAAGTTTAGTCACTCGCAGTGATTTAATAGCAATGGGATATGACCCGGATGTTGTTGCAGAATTATCTACTGGAGATTTATTAGACTTTACTCCAGAGAGGGTAGCAAGGTTTGGTGCAGGTGAGCAACCCTTTGATAATAACAACTCTGATAATGAAAGTATGCAGCGTGTTGAGTATTACGAGTGTTATGTTCGTGCAGATTTAGATGGTGATGGCATAGCAGAACGACATAGAGTTTGTTACGCTGACAACAAAGTGCTTATGCACGAAGAGTGTGACTATCAACCATTCCATAGTGTATGCCCGTTCCCAATACCACATAAGTTCTTTGGTGAATCATTAGCTGACAGAACTATGGATTTACAATTAATTAAATCTACTATTACTAGACAGATGCTAGACAATCTGTATTTAACTAACAACTATCGTGTCGGCGCAGTTGAGGGACAGGTTAATCTTGATGACTTACTAACATCTACCGCAGGTGGTGTTATTCGTATTAAGAACCCTAATGCTTTAGTGCCAATGACAGTGCAATCTAGTGCTGGACAATCATTTCCCATGCTTGAGTATTTAGATACTGTACAGTCCAAAAGAACTGGTGTATCAGAAGCATCACAGGGACTTGATCCTAATATTTTACAGAATGTGACAGCCACAGCAGTCGCAGCAATGAGTTCAGCAGCAGGTGGTAAAATAGAACTGATAGCTCGTATATTTGCTGACACTGGAGTCTCATCTTTAATGAAAGGTATATTACAGCTTGTATGTAAGTACCAAAACAAAGAAAGAATTATTAAAGTTAACAACAAATTTGTACCCATGAATCCTAGAGAATGGAATACAGAATACAATGTCACAGTCAATGTTGGTCTAGGTAATGGTGCTAAAAGTGAGCAATTATCTGTTATGCAGATGGTGTTAGACAAACAAGAGCAGATGCTTACACAATACGGACTATCTAATCCATTAGTTAGCTTAAAACAATACAGAGACACACTAGCTAAATTTGTAAACATGGCTGGATTTAAAGATGAGTCTGCATTCTTAAAAGATGTAACCCAAGAAGAATCTGACCAACTTGCACAACAACAAGCACAGAACCCACAGACTGATCCTAATACTGAAGCAGCTAAAATACTTGCACAAGTAGAAAAAGAAAAAGCAGAGATGCAAATGCAATCTAAAATGGCACAGCTTGAATTAGAAAAACAAGAGCTAGAGCTTAAAGTGCAAAAAGAAATGTTAGAGCTGCAACAAAAACAAGTACAGTTTGAAGCAGAGATGGCTATGAAAGAAATGCAACTGATGCAAAAGACTACTAATGACCAAGAAAAATCTGATCTAAATAAAACGACAGAAATATTAAATTCATTAGAAAAAATACAAAACCTAGCAACACCTAAAATTTAATGGACAAAAAAGCTGAAATTAAAAGCGTATTAAATACTCAATCATTTCTTGATGAAATAAAAGATATGACCAAAGAGTGTTATGCACAAATAAAGAACTCTAATCCAGAAGATGTAGATGTAAGAGAAAGAGCTTACAACAGGATTAAGGCAATAGATAGCATGATGACTAGACTTCAATCTATCGTAGACAGCGACAAGATTAAGGATAAATCATGGACAATATTATAGGCATTTAGCCTGTATGGTAATGCCACACCTAGATGGCGATTAAGGAAATACAATGAGTGAAGAAACCACGACTCCAGAAGTTGGAAGTGGGAATGATAACCCTATAACAATAGATGATGCAACATCTGCATTTGAGGGTATGTTATCCACACCAGAGGACTCTAACGAGCAACCAACTGAAACGGAAGAAGATACACAAGAAGCAGAGGTAGAGGAAACAGAAGATGAAGCAGATTACGAGGAAGCTGTAGAAGCAACCGAAGATGAAGTGGAAGAAGATGTAGACTCCGAGATTGAAGAAGATGAAGAAGTAGTTGAGGAAGAACAAACTTTCACAGTCAAAGCGGCTGGTGAAGAAAAAGAAGTTACCCTTGATGAGCTTAAAAAATCTTATCAGCTTGGCAGCGACTATACTAAAAAGACTCAAGAAGTAGCCGAACAGCGTAAAGTAATTGAACAAGAAGCTAAAGCTATTATTGAAGCTAGACAAGTTAGGGATGACTATGCTCAAAAACTTCAAGCAGTTGAACAATTCTTGGGTGGCAATAATGACAGCCCAGAAGATTTAGCTGCAATGAAAGAGAACGACCCAATAGGATATGCAGTTAAGGTCGCAGAAATGACCGAAAAAAAAGAACAGTTACAAGCTGTGCAATCTGAACGACACCGCCTTGCTGAAGAGCAAAACGCAGTAAGAGCAGATCAAATGCAAAAGTTTGTAGCAGAAGAAGCACAAAAACTAGCACAATCCTTGCCAGAGTTTTCAGACAAAGCCAAAGGCGAACAAATTAGAAATAGTATTCGCAACTATGGAAAAAAGGTTGGTTTCACAGATGAAGAGTTATCTCAAGTCTATGATTCTCGCCATGTTTTAGTGTTACATAAAGCGGCACAATACGACAAATTAATGGCAGGTAAAGCTGGTGTTAAAAAGAAAGTCGCTAATGCTCCCAAGACAATAAAAGGTGGAGCTAAAGTAAAGCAGACTGTAACAGATAGAACTAAAAAACAACAGAACAGGTTACTGCAAACTGGTGATGCCAGAGATGCAGCAGCTTTATTTGAAAACTTTATTTAAGGAAAAATAACAATGGCTTCATTTCATACTTATCAAGCAATTGGGATGCGTGAGGATTTATCCAACACCATTTACAATATTGCTCCGACAGAGACTCCTGTAGTTTCTTCTATCGGAAAAACAAAGGCAACAGCAACACTTCACGAATGGCAGACTGACACATTGGGTGCAGCAGCTAACACAGCATTAGTTGAAGGAGCGGATGCAGCAGCATTTACAGCCGTACCTACAGTTAGAGCTACAAACAGAACTCAAATCATGGGTAAAACAGTAAACATTACTGGTACTCTTGATGGAGTTGATAAAGCTGGTCGTAAGACAGAAACAGCTTATCAGTTAGCTAAAGCAGGACAAGAACTAAAACGAGACATAGAATTTGCTATTCTTGGTAATGTTGCTCCAGTAACATCAGCATCAAGTACAGCACCAAAGATGGCATCTCTACAAACTTGGATTAGAACCAACTGGACTTCAGTAAGTACAGGTTCTCCAGCAGCACCAGCATCCCCTCCAGGTTCTGCAATTAGAACTGCAGGCTCAACTGGTACTACAGCAGCATTTACAGAAGCATCTTTAAAAACTGCTATGAAAGCAGCGTTTAATGCAGGTGGTACTCCAACTATGTTGGTTGTTCCACCAAACCAAAAAGTTAAAGTATCAGCTTTTGCTGGTATTGCAGCTAATCGTGTTTCTACACCTAACGCTGGTACTACTACAAAAGCAGCCGCTATTGTAGGTGCAGCAGATGTGTATCTTTCAGATTTCGGTATGCTTTCAGTAATTCCAGAAAGATTTATGACTTCTGATTATGCTTCTAACAATGGTGAACAGGCTCTTATTTTAGACCCAACAATGTTGTCTTTAGCAACTTTAAGACCATTCCAGTCTAATCTATTAGCTAAAACAGGTGATGCTGAAAAACATCAAATGCTTACAGAATTAACTCTGCAAGTAAGTAACGAAGCAGCTCATGCAATCGTTGCTGATTTAAACGCTTAATTAAATATTAAGTATTGATATAGCCCACTTCGGTGGGCATATCTTTTAAGGAAGATTATGGAAGATAAAAAAGAATATAAGAACAGTTGGTCTAAACCAATAAAATATAGACACCAAACAAAACACGATGACCATGATAATGATGGTTATGTGATAGAAACAAAACAAGATGTAACAGATATTGTTGAAATGAACAAAGAAGAAATTATTACTACATCATCAAAATGGGGTGATGATATGTTTGATAACAAGATTGCATCTATACCAATGACAGTTGTTGATGACTTAAATCATAAAAAGATCATGCAAGGATTTAATGTAATAGATTTAAAGAGATTTAAAGAATTTTTAAATCATCCAGATAATCGTTTTTTTAGAACAAAACAGGGCAGAATTTAAATGGCATTTTTTACAGACTACACAACGCTACAAGCGACTATAGCTGATTATTTAGCTCGTTCTGATTTAACTGCATCTATCCCAGAATTTATTAGATTAGCAGAAAATAGATTAAGTAGAGATTTGCGTATAAGGCAAATGTTACAAATAGCAACTACTACTATTGA